TCCAATATAGTAATTTCGATAAGATTCTATGACATTACTAACTTTATATTCGTCTGGCATAGCTTTGGGTGGTTCTGTGAACTCTGTGTCGGAAATATTTGGTTTGTTCGTTAAACACCACTCTATTACATCCTGAGACTTATGTCTCTTTCCATAACGATATGTATATTCTTTACATAACTCTAATCCAAGATCACAAAGGTATAGATAGTTAGATAAATTCTCACGAACCCATATTGAACATGGATGATTTTTATGTGATAATTTATAAGGGGCTTCTGATCCTATAACCCAATGGGTACTACACAATAGTTGTGCCGTCTCAAGGATCATTTTAACTACGTGTTTATCACAATGATATTCCGCACATTTTTTTGTGTCAAAATCTAAAAAAAATATATTCATACCACAAAGGTATACTATTTTTTTATAAAAACAAAATTATTGTTCTAAATGTGTCATTAACACTCCACCCAAAGATGTTGCGTGAACTTGTAGGTGATTAATTGATTCCATGTCCAATTTTTTCTTACGTTTTGTATAATCCAAACCTAAAGTTCCGATGAACTTATCATCAATTGTTTTAATTGCAAATAAATAACCTGATTTACATCCTGTGTCTTCAGCGATATACTTCAATCCAAAAGTTGCAATAGTTTCGTCTTTATAATCTGAAATTTGAATAAGGTCATTACTTAATAATTCATTTATTGATTTTGAAAATAAATTAACAGGTATGTTATGAAAATTACTTTGTACCGATGGTACTCCAGGATGAACCGTTTCATACATTATTGAGAACTTTGCCATTGATTTACCCGTTGGATAGAAATTACCACCATTGTGGAATTGGGTTATCCAAACACGATCGGCATCAAATTCTTCCTTTATGTGTTCTATTTTTGTTGTTACCAACTCACTCACACGAAGAGTTTCTCTAACCATATCTGGTTTTTCTTTTTTATTCAACCTGTTTTTAACGTAAATCAGTAAAACTGGACCAACCACACCTGTGATAAAAGCTATAACAACACCTAAAAAATTTTCCATATAATTTATAAATATTAAGTAACAGATAAAAGTAATTTTATTTTATTTTATTTTTAATCTTTGTCCCGGTTTGATATTATCTGACTTTAAATTATTTAATTTCATTAATGTGGCTACAGTAACTGATTTACCGTATTTTGATGCTATCCCTGAAAGATTATCACCTGGTTTTACGGTATAAAATATTTTAGAAAAATCATAACCATAATCCATATGGTAATCACTTTTAAAGTACTTATCACATTCAGGTTTATAGACAAGTTCCTTTGGTAACATTTTTAAACACCTTTGTTTTTCGGTTTCGGAAGTTTTAACAACTGTTTTTTTAACAATTGGTTTTTTAACAACTTTTAACTCTCTATAATATCTGTCAAAAACATCGGCATTTGATCTCATTCTTTTTACAACACCAGGATACTTACCCGGATTTTTATAATTTGGGTGATTTAAGTATTCTTTAGAAACAAAACCCCATTTATTTTGATTAATTAATTTGATTGTTGCCGGACCAAGATCTCCACGGTATTTAGCGTTTAATAACGCCATTCTAACATATCTTGGATATTGATCGTATTTTGGAATTAATCTTTTAACTTCATTTTCTTCTTTTTTGATCCCTAATTCTAATAACTGATTTGCTTTACTATCCGAGATCCTTTCTCCAACTTTCATTTGAGGGTAAACCGACATAGTAGTTCCATATCCAATCGTCATTGTTCCTTGAATTTGTTTTGAGGATGTAACAGGTCTCATTGTAACGTCATCATATGTTATATGTTTTTTAGTTATTGGATCAATTACTTTACCTTCCCAACCTCTTACAAGTTCTTTAAATTCTTCATCATCCGATAAAGTGTCTTCGGTTATTAATTTTAATTGTGATTCTGTGATAATAATTTTCATATAACTAATAAATATCATATAATTAAAAAACCCACCTTGTGAGTGGGTTTAAATTTAAAAAGTTAAATTAATTATTATTTTTTTTTGTTGATGATTGACCAAACAGCTCCCGTTAAGGTTAAAATACCACCTGTTATTTCACTAAATAGACTTTCATCTACAAGACCTTTTGTAATTAAAATACCTCCAATAAAAGTTAATGCGTGTCTTATTACGCCCAATAATTGATCTTTAGTTAATTTCATAATTTTTGTTTTTTATAGTTTATTATTACATATAAATATCTAAAAAAACCATTATTATTTTTTATTGAGTATAAAAAAGTGATTTTTTTTACAAAAATAAATATTATAGTAGTCCCACCGGGAATCGAACCCGACTTTCCAGGATGAAAACCTGACGACCTAACCGATAGTCGATGGGACCAAAAATAAGGGTGAATACGGGCCTAGCGAGCCATCTTTCAGGAAAGGCCCTTCTAACTACTCACCCATATTGGTTCGGTTTTTTATAGTGGTAATTGTTATAAGAAATCCAATTACTAACATAATAATAAGAATTAATAATAGGGGTATCCAAAGTGGGGATGTAACCCACCACCACGACCAATACTGAACTGGACCTATCTCACCCAATTTAAGTGTTAAAAAGACTAAGAATATAAAACCTCCTAATCCAATTCCTGTTGATGTGTTTTTTTTGTTTGACATATTTTATTTTTTTTTAAATGTTTAAAAACTCTTACGTGGTCTCTCCTGGGATCGAACCAGGTACCTACTGATTATGAGTCAGTTGCTCTAACCAAATGAGCTAAGGGACCTTTTGGCTGTAAGGTAGCCACCCACATATCTCTGAATTTTAAGCCGACATTTCAGTCCAGATATTTGTTATAACTGTAGTTGTAGTCAGGGTAGGATTCAAACCTACACGATAACCGTTGTTAAACCTCAAAACTGTTACCACCCCAGGTTATGAAGCTCGTCTATCAATTCCGCCACCTGACTATATCTATTAAAAATATAATTATTATTTTATAATAAGTCAAATTATTATTTTAAATGCGTGTTTCAGTATTTTTCTTTTTTTAGTTGAGTCTTCGTAGTTGCCATGTATTATACCATCTTTAATAGTAAATGCGTGACGATTTACAAGTACAAAAAAGGTTCCTTCTGGATTATCCTTTATAAACGTCCCAACGGTCATTTGTCTACTAACCTTTTTACCGTTTAATTTAACCTTATAATCCAAAGAATAAACTACTGAATTACCCATTGGTTTTTTAGATCCAATTGGTTTAATTTTCTTATGGTTTATTTGAATTTGTTTTTTTGCCAACGCAACCATTGAAAAAACGGTACCATAAGTACCACAACGATCTCTTCTCCCAAATTTTTCTTTAACGTATTTGTGAGCTTTATCATAAGGGATTTCAAATGCCGACGCAAATGCCCTTACAACACAGTCGTTTTTTTCTTTTTTTGCAATTTCGGAATCTTGATAACCAATGATTCCAATGTTATTTGAACAGTATGGTAGTATGTTTTTCATACCACAAAGATACAAAATTTTTTTTAAACTGCCAAAAAAAATATTTATTTTATTCTGACATCCAAGACGGGATATCACTTTCTTTATCCCAAGAGGGTACGTCTCCTTTTGGTTTCTCCCAAGATTTTAATTCTTGTTCCATATCAGCAGAACAATTTATGGTATCGTCAAGTATTCTAAATTTTCCGTAATTTTTTGCTTCCACTAAAAAATCATCTTCCGTTGTCATTAACATTTTATCCAAAAGGTCATACATCGTTTCAATATTATTACAAATACCTTTAATTAATTGTTCTTTAGTTCTTGTAATTATTGGTAATTCAGCAATAACCGATTCGTTACCATTATTATAAATATCGCAAGTTAATACGGCACTATATCTACCATCATTTTTTCTTTTTGCCATTTTAATTTTACACTCATCCCCCGTTTTTGGGTTTGTGTATTTAAGATGTTCTTCAGAATAATTTTCTTTAATTACTTTTTTAACAATACGATATAAATCAGATTCAGTTAAAGTTATAATATTTTTCATAAAATGTTTTAATTATAAATATCAGTCAAGTTCTAAAATAAACAAATCTTTATTACCTTCGGAATAATGTTGTTTGAATCCAATCTTTTTAAACATATTTTGAGATGGTATATTATTTTTTTTAATAATTATTGAAATCCTATCATAACCTGAATGTTTAGCGATATTTTCACATTCTTTAAATAATTTTAAACCATACCCTAATCGTCTAAATTGTTCTTCAACAACAATAGTATGTGCATATGCGGTATTTGATAAATTTCCATAATTAGTATGTAAAAGTTTGTCATCATCATTAAAATCTTCATTATTTAACATTTTATTTAAATCTGTTATTGTTACAGAACCAATAACACTATTATTTTCTGTTAAATAATAAACACAATATCCTCGATCACTTTCAAGATTACTCGCCACCCAAATTTTATATGGGTCAGAGTTTTCAGATAACAATGATTTTATTCTATATATTTCCTCAATAAGTTCCATATATAATAAATATATGGATTACTCTAAATCGTAAGGATAATTATAAAGTTCATTTAAATAACAAAGATAATCCTCAGAATTTATAAATTCATTGTGTATTTCTTCAAAAATGTCCATATTTTTATTTTTTAGTAGTCCCATCAGGGTTCGAACCTGAAAAATTTCTTTAGAAGAGAAATATGTTATCCAATTACATCATGGGACCATATTTTTATACTTTATGAGTTTAAATATAATTTAAGAATAATAAAACTATTTTATTATGTCAAACTTACTTATTTATTTTATTCCCAATATTCATATATGCTGAATCACTTTTATTAAGTCTTTTTGATAGAAATAACTTTTGAAGAGTCTCTTTATTTGAATTTGTATTATTATTATGTTGTTGAGTTTTTGGTTGAGGAGTTAATATTTTTGGTGTATTTTTATCTCTGTTTAAAATTGAATTAATTGTATTTTTATTAATTTCTTTAATTGTTTTTTCTTCTTTATTTATAATTTTATTAACTATTTTTCTTGGGGTTTTAGTAAAAATTGATTCTAAAGCAATTTTTGATTTTTCTTTTAACTCTCTATATAGTGTAATTTCACTAATGTTGCTAATTCCTGTTTTATAAATTATTTCTAAATCTTCGTCAGAATATTCATTTAAAATTAAAAATTCCCCAACAACTAATTTAGGAATTGGTTGACACTCATTTTTAATCTTTTTATTTTTAGTTATTAGATGGTATTCATGTCTTAATCTTGACCTTAAATTAGTGTCGTTGTTATTTGTTAAACTTTCACTATGTCTTCTATATAAAAAACAAACTTGTTCAACATGTTTAATTCTTTTACCATTACACATTACCCTCCAGTTAAATTCAGAATCAGCAGCACAAATCCAAGGTTCAAAACCGTTCATTTCAAAAAATAAACTTTTTTTTATTCCAAAAACACCTTCACCAAATGTTGTTTTTTGTGTTAATAGTTTAGGATCATTTAAATTGTATTTATCTTTAAACTGAGATAACATTGGTTTAATCATATCAAAATGTGACATATATTTTATGATTAATTTTGACATTACTGGTAACATAACATCATCAGAATCAAAAAACAGTAAGTTTTCATACTTTGTTTCTTTAACAAGGGTATTTCTAATAATATAGGTACCATATCTTTCTTTAAAAAAATAAAACTTAATATTTTTTGAATGACCTTTATAATTATTTAATATATGGTTTGTTGTTATTTCACAATTATCAATACCCAATAATATCTCATAATCGTAATCTTTAAATGAGTCTACAACACTATACAAACATTCGTCTATATATTTGTCATTATTAAATGCGGTTATTATTATTGAGATCATAATTTTAAAGTATGATAAAAAATTAATGATTTTTCATCAATATTATTTTTTAATAAGTTACAACTTGAATCGTCAATAAAATTACGGTCATATCCATTCTTATCATGATGTTTTGTCCCACCTGATAAACCAATACCATGTTTCATACCAAGATGATAAATCTTTTCTGGTGAAACTGTACATAAAGGAACATGAGGATTAGGCGATAATTGTTTCCACATTGCGGTATCTAAGAAAGGATCATTATCTTTAGGATAAGAAATTCTAAGTATTTCATTTGTAACCATAGAACAACAAGCGGATGCCTTATGTGGGTGAGTAAATTTTCTATATTTGTTAACTAAAATATGGTAATAATATGTGTAACCAATACCAAATATTTTAGGTTTACCCGCATCAATCCATGAGTTTAACATAAACTCAATGTATTCACTTGAATACCAATCGTCATCTTCCCAAAAAAATACTATATCACAACCTCTATTAAATAATTCTTGACAACCATATCTATATCTTGGTGTAATGTCATAATCATTTGATTTTGGGGGGTAATCAACAATAAGTATTTCATCTGGTTTTCTTGTTTGTTGATCTAATAACCATTTTGCATGATTTAAAAATTCAGTTCTATCTCCCCTACTTGGTATTAATACTCCTACCTTCATATTTTAAAATTGTTTAATATTATCTAAGTGTCCCCACTTTTGTTTTAATCTTTTCTTATATTCATTATAATTTCCCCACTGATATCTAACAGTTCTACAGGTGTAACTATGGTGTTTAAAATGAAAAGGTCCATTATCCTTTCCCCAATTCACTAATAAACTATATGTTCCTCTATTATGTAGTTCCTGACTTCCAATACAATAATCCTCAACACCAAAATGAAATTCATCAAAAATAACCTCATCAAACCTTAATGGGTTTTCTTTATCAATAACAAAAAAACAAGGATCACAAAATTTTAAGTTATATTGACTAGATCCCAATGCCCCAATGTTTTTGTTAACCTCATTTTTACCAACAACACATAATACACCAAAATTGGGGGTTTGTTCAATTGTTTTTTGAATTTGATTAATCATCTCATCTGAAAATGTTACATCTTCATGTGAAAATATAATATACCTGTTTGGGGATTCATTAATAACTTCATTATGAAATCTTGATGATTTAATATTTGGTTTTGTTATAATATCAACCCTATCTTTTATTTTATTTAAACAAGGACCTAAATATTGGTCATATACATCTTTCTTATATGTTATATATGCGTAAGTAAATCTCATATTAATTTAATGGTTTGTCGTTATCGGTTAATTTAGATATAGTATTGTTACCGTGAATTCCTAATTTAACATATCCTCTTGGTATGTAAATTATATTTCTTGTAAACCCTTTTAAGTGATCGTGAACACAATCCATTATACCGTGTTTAACACTCTTTTGAATTAACGTAGTGAACATTGAACAAACTTTACTATAATCCCTACCGTGAGTGTATTCTTTCCCTGTTTCAACAATTAATTTAGTTGGGTGAAAATTTAAAATAAAATCGTCGTATTTATCTTTATTTTCATTATATAGTTTATGAATATATTCAATATAGTTTGAATTCATTACATCGTCACAATCATGTCTTGTTTGGATTGTAATATTATTTTTAACTACAAAATCCTTATAATCTTTCTTTGTATCTGAAAATGATATTAGATCTATTTTTTGTCTAACCTCCAAATCTTTATAATCTTCTTGTTGGTCAACAAATTTTACAATTTCAATGTCCTTATTAATCTCATTCCTAATTAAATCATAATGTCTTGGATTGACAATTAAGGCAATTGAGAAATTTTTATCTGTTTGTGAATTGATTGAGGGAATATAAGTTTTTTTCATTACCTCAAAATATTTTTGGAAATCTTCGTCTTTACCAAATTTACATCTTGTTATTACAATATGTTTCATAAAATCTTTTTTATAAATAGTAGTAAAAACAAAATGGGAATCAATGATTCCCACTTTGATAGATAAACTGAACACCTCCTTCTTTTTAGATGGTTTATCCTTACCCGACAACTACGTCAGATAAGTTTCATTTAGGTTATTTACCTACTTTTCTTATTTTTGATAAAATTGATTTAATAATTCTTTCTTCTTTAAGAACTGTTTTTTTATTATTTATTGCTTTTGTTACATGTCTTTTAATAGATTCTTGTAATGAACCACTTCCAATACATCTACAATTATCATCACCAAAATCAGGTATACGAAATGGACCAGCAATTTGTGTTCCATTAACCCTCTCTCCTCTTAATAAATTAGTAATTTCTTTCCAACCTAATTTACGATCAAAAAATGTTTTAGGTAATCTTGTTTTACTTACACCAGTTAATGAGGAAGCATCTAATTTAAGTCCATTAATACCAATAAGTTCATCAAACTTACCAGTTTTAAAACACCCACAAAATTCTTTTGCTGCTCCTTCTCTATTTGGTCTAGAACTTTCGTCACCAGTTAATGCAGCAATTAAATATGTTTTTAATTTTTCAATTATTGATTCCGCACTCTCATCACAAGAACACCCAACACTTTTTTGAACTGATCCTTTACCAAACATTACCTCAATTGTTGCTGATGGACAAGTGGTATCTAAATATGTTCCGAATGTAAGTTTTTTAAATTGTCTACTACTTTCATTACTTTTAAGTGGTACTAAAACCGAATAATTATTTTCTGTAATTACCTCACCTGCACCCACAACTCCTTCTGGTAACACTAACCTACTACTACTTAATCCTTCCATTGCCATCAATTCATTATATTTGTGGAAATATTCAGATCTAGCGCCAAATTTATTAATTGCGTTTTGTACGGTACCTTGATCAAATTCACCAACAATTCCTTCCTCTTTTTCCATGTTTAGAATTTTGGATTTTGGATTGTATGTTATACCGTCATTTGTGACAAAACCAAAGAATACTCTTAATTCATCTTTAGTTTTTGGTGTCCCCATATTATTATTTAATTCTGTTTTATTTTTATCATCTACCTTATCATCTACCTTATTTTTTGGTATTTTACTTAATCGATCACATTCGGTAATTACATTATCTAATAATACAGT